CTCCTGATGACGATGAACAAGAACCAGTTTATAGAAGAAAGATGGAGTATTACTAATGGCAGATAAAGTTACAAAAAATATTAGAAAAGCACTGTCAAAGACAGATGCTGATAAATTAGCTAAAGCTATAAGAGATATAAAACCACCAATGTCAAACGGCATTGATGAAGCCATGATGAAAACTTTAGCCGCGATGATGAATAAAAAAGAAATGGGTGGTGAAGTTATGGACATGACTAAGGCACAACCTGTCGGTATGATGGATGGTGGTAAAGTTAAAAAGATGAACATGGGTGGTGTCATCGGTGGTCGTGGTGGTAAATTCAAAGGTATGAGATAGTGTCAGACGAAGCAGATAGAAGAAGAGCTTATGCAGAGTTAGCTGGACGAGGACAACCAGTGCCTGGTAAGAACTTTGGTAAGATAAAAGCTGGTAAGAGGATTACAGACACACCTCCAGTAAAAACTATTGACATGACTAAGATGAAACAATTGAAATTGTTAAGATTAGGTGGTCTTGCATCTGCTGATCCTATTGGTGATAAGAGAAGAAAAGAAGATGCTGCAGTTTTAAGAAAACTCAAAAAAACTGTTAAATCTAAAAAAGTTAAAACAAAACCAGTCAAGTTAACTATACAAAGTGCAAGCATAACTAAGCCAACAAGTATGAATATAGACAAAAATACAATTATGCCCAAAATGATGAAAGAGGGTGGAGTTGTAGACATGACAAAATCAATTATGGTTAACCCAGAGACAGGAGAGTAATATGGCAATGAAACCAAAATTAAAAAAGCTTTATGATGAATATGAAGCATTAGAGGATAAGTTATTAGCCATACCTATGGATAAATATACATCATCTAGTCAACTGGATACAGCAGGTAAAATTAGATCTGATTTAAGAATTTTAGGAAAAAAAATTAAGGATGCAGGTGGTTATAGTATGAATAGAGAAGGTGGTTTAGCACAAGCTATTGAAAAAAATAAAGCTAAAGAAATGCAAGGTGGTGGTGAGGCAAAATCTGGAGGTAAAGCAGTTCCACCAAAGTTTAAGGGTTTTTCAATGTTGCCTGAGTCTGTACAACAAAATATGAATCCAGATCTAGCTGAGAAGTTTGGTATGGGTGGAGATGTCAAAGGCAAAAAAAGTAAAAATATATGTCGTGGTAGAGGCATAGCAAGACCAGGCACTGGATTTACAATAAGGTAAGATTATGGCTATTGAAAAGGTAGACGGAGTAGAAAACTTAGACGCACCTCAAGGTGTCACATCCATTGAGATAGAAGAAGCACCTATAGGCGATAACATCACAGAAATGGATGATGGCTCTGTTGTTATTGGAGAAATGGAAGAACAGATTGCTCCGATACAAGTTCCTTTCAATGCAAACCTTGCAGAATTTATTGATGACACAGAGCTTGGTCGTATATCATCTGAGATGGTCAATGAAGTACAAGAGGATATAAACTCACGAAAAGAGTGGGAAGATCAATATAAAAGTGGATTAGAATTACTAGGAATGAACTACGAAGACAGAGCCGAACCCTTTGAGGGTGCATCTGGTATTGTTCATCCTTTACTTGCTGAATCTGTTACACAGTTTCAAGCACAGGCTTATAGAGAATTACTACCTGCTGGAGGTCCTGTTAAGACAGCCATTATTGGACAAGAAACTCCTGAAGTATTAGCACAGGCTGAACGTGTTAAAAATTTTATGAATTACCAAATAACCTACGAGATGGAAGAGTATGATCCAGAGTTGGATCAGATGTTATTCTACCTTCCAATCGTTGGATCATCATTTAAAAAAGTTTATTTTGACCCATCATTGCAACGAGCAGTGTCAAAGTTTGTTCATGCAGAGGACTTAATTGTTCCTTACAATGCAACAGACCTAAAGACATCAACGAGGATATGTCATGTTATTCGCATGGACTCGAATGAAATAAGAAAGTTGCAACTATCTGGGTTTTACAAAGACATTGAGTTACCTACATCTGATTCCGATGGAGCAGATTACAATGAGGTAAGAGAAACAATTAAAGATATTGAAGGCATTCATTCAGAATCAACTTACAACGAAGAATTAACATTATACGAAATACACACCGATTTAGATTTGCCAGGTTTTGAAGACATGAACCAGATGGGCGAAGCTACTGGATTGAAAATGCCTTATATCGTTACAATATTGGAGAAATCTGGTGAAGTATTATCGATCAAGAGGAATTTCAACGAAGCCGATCCGTTACGCAGTAAAATACCTTACTTTGTTCACTATAAGTTTTTGCCTGGTCTTGGCTTTTATGGCTTTGGTCTTACGCATATGATAGGAGGCTTATCAAGAGCCTCAACATCAATACTTAGACAATTAATAGACGCAGGAACATTATCAAATCTACCTGCTGGATTTAAAGCACGAGGTGCAAGAATAAGAGATGATGAAACACCTCTTAATCCTGGTGAGTTCAGAGATGTAGATATGGTTGGTATGGATTTACGTCAAGCCATAATGCCATTGCCATTTAAAGAACCATCACAAACTTTATATTCTCTTTTGGGAACATTAATTGATTCAGGTAGACGTTTTGCATCTATGGCTGATATGAAGGTGGGTGAGATGCAGGGCAATGCTCCTGTAGGCACGACAATGGCTATTATGGAACGTGGCACAAAAGTCATGTCTGCAATACATAAACGTCTGCATTACTCACAAAAAGTAGAATTTAAAATACTTGCAAGAATATTTGCAATGGGCGTGCCTATGTATCCGTATCAAGTGCCAGGTGCGCCCCCCGAAATCAAGCAAACTGATTTTGATCAAAGAATTGATGTATTGCCTGTATCAGATCCAAATATATTTTCTATGTCCCAACGTATTGCTTTGGCACAAACTCAATTACAATTAGCTCAAAGCAATCCTGATATACACGGACCTAATGGTATGTATCAGGCATATAGAAAGATGTATGAAGCATTGGGTGTGACTAATATTGATACAATAATACAGCCACCTCCACAACCAATGCCCATGAATCCAGCAAAGGAAAATCAAGAGGCACTTAGAGGTGCAAGATTACAGGCATTTCCAGAGCAAAATCATCAGGCACACATATCAGCACATTTAGCCATGATAGCCACACCCATTGCTCAATCAAATGCTTCAATCGTTATGACACTTCAAGGTCACATATCTGAGCATATAGCCATGATGTCTGAGATACAGGCACAACAAGAAATAAGTGCTAACATGACACCAGAGCAACAAGCCATGATGCAACAAGATCCAAATGCCATGCAACAATTTCAAACACAAGTTGCATCAAGATCTGCTGAGATAGCAAGTGAAGTTAGTGAACAATATGCACAATCTATTACTCCACCACCTTCTGAAGATCCTCTTGTATCTATAAGAAAACAAGAATTAGCATTAAGAGGGCAAGAAGTAGCTCAAAGACAGCAACAATTTGAAGTAGAGCAAGAGTTTAAAAAGGAAAAAGAAAGAAACGATGTATTACTTGATCAACAAAGACTTGATCAACAAGAAGAAATAGCAAATCAAAATGATCAAACAAAGAGAGATATAGCTTCTCTCAAAGAAATGAAAGGATAAACCATGTCAAGTTCTGTTAGAGAAAAGATTTATGTAGTTGAGAAACAAAAAAAAATTCAAAGGAGGATAGCAAAGGAGCAAGGTAATGCCGTTGAAAAAAGGCAAGAGCCAGAAAACAATCAGCCAGAATATAAGGAAATTGAGGTCGGAGAAATATCCACAGAAGCAAGCAATAGCAATAGCACTAACGAAAGCAGGGAAGAAAAAGTCAAAACCTCAAAGCCAAAAAAGAAAAGTAAAAAAACCACAAAAAAAACGTAGTGGTGGCATAATTAAAAGGTTTTCTGATATAGCTAAACCACAAAAATTTAAAGGTGTTTTTTAATGGAGGTTTATCATTGATCCTGCGACCATAGGTGTAGCCATAACGGCAGCAAATACTGCATTCAATGCAATTAAACGTGGGTTTCAAGCTGGACGTGAAATAGAGTCTATGGGCAGAGATTTAGGACGCTGGATGACAGCGTTAAGTGATATTGATAATGCAGAAAAATCTGCAAAAAATGCCTCTCCACTTAGAAAATTATTTAAAGGTAATGAAATAGAAGCCAGTGCTATCGAGGCATTTACAGCAAAAAAAAAATTAGAAGCCCAGCGTCAAGAGTTAAAGACTTTTATAAATTTTCACTACGGACCTAAATCTTGGAATGAAATTTTAGAGATGGAAGCTAAAATTAGGTTAGAAAGAAAAAAAGAAATATATGATAGACAACAATTTGTTAGAAAAATTTGGGAAGCCATAGGCTGGACTTTTTTAGCTTTTACAGTAGTAGGATTTTTGTTTTTTCTTGCTTGGGTTTATAAAGAGGGTAGAAGATGATTGAAAAACCAGTTAAATTAAAGATTGATGAAAATAGTTTTGAATTATCGCTAAGAATATTAGGTAATGAGTTCGTTGCTATAAAAATAGGATCAACTAATTTTAGTGGAAAACTTATTGCTGGTGGTGTTCTTTTATTATTTTTTACTTTAATATTATTAGAGGGTTTTGGCTTAAACGAAATTTTATTAAAATGAGTGTAGATACTTTTTTAAAATGGAAAATACTTCCTAGATTAATGATGTTGGTAAGCACATTAATGTCTTGGAGATGTGCAGAATGGTTCATGCAACTTGATTCACCAACTGCCAGTCAATCCGCGTTTGTATCAGTTGTCATGGGCGTTATGACAGGCGTTTTCGGTATTTGGATGGGTCACGAACATAAAGGGGATAGTCATGGTAGTAACGATAAGAAATGATTTATAAATGGCAAAAAAAGATCCAAAAACTGGTACAGGCAAAAAGCCTAAAGGTTCAGGTAGAAGACTCTATACTGATGAAAATCCAAAAGACACTGTTAGGATTAAATTTGCAACTCCTGCTGATGCTCGTGCAACAGTTGCAAAAGTTAAAAGAATTAATAAACCTTATGCTAGAAAAATTCAAATCCTTACTGTCATGGAACAAAGGGCAAAAGTAATGAAAAAAGCAGAGGTAGTTAGAATAGCTAAATCTGCAAAAGCATCTCTTAAACGTGCTAGAAAAAAATGACTGTATTTATGCTCATGTGTTATTTAAACGATATTTATAACGGAGGAGTGTACTTTAAAAATGTAAATGATTGCTTGTATTATTCAAAAAGATTAAGTGATCAAAACATAAATATTCCGAAAGAAGTTGAAAACTATCAATGTATGTGTAAAATCATACCAAATATTAATCCAAAAAGAGTGAAAGTGTACTAGGAGGTAGCCATGTTACAAGCACTTATAGGTCCTGTCACAGGACTTTTAGATAAATTTATCCCAGACGCAGATCAAAAAGCAAAGCTCGCCCACGAGATAGCCACGATGTCTGAAAAACACGCGCAGGAGGCTCTGCTTGCACAGTTAGAAATTAATAAAGCTGAAGCTGCTAGTGGTTCTATATTTAAGGGCGGCTGGCGACCAGCAGTTGGGTGGGTCTGTGCGATTGCTTTCGCCTATCACTTTATTGTAAAAGACCTAATTATATTTGGTGCATCTTTTGCTGGTGCAGAGTTACCAGATTTGCCTGATTTTGATATGGGTACACTTTTAACTGTTCTCGGTGGAATGCTAGGAATTGGAGGACTCAGAACCTATGAGAAGCAAAAAGGCTTAACTAAGTAATGCAAGAGGAAAAAAAGAAAATTGCAATTTGTTGGATACATAAAATAGCAATGCAAGAAGTAGAGCATGAAGAGCCTATACCAGAGTATGGTATTTACACTTACAAAGAATATAAATGCCCTATGTGTATGACAACATTGAGGGAGAGTGATAATGGATGGAGTTAAATTAGCAGAGCATTTGTACAAGAACATACGTCAAAGAAAAGAACAATTAAGTGAGTCTTTGGCTGATGGAGCGATAGGATCAATGGAAGACTATCGAGCAATAACAGGTGAAATACGAGGTCTAACCTGGATTGAAGAAGAATTAAGAACCTCGATGAAAGGTATAGAAGATGACTAAAAAGTTGTATGTGCCAGATCGGATTTTGGCACAAAAAGCAGTAAATCCAACTCCAAAAGCCATATCAAAAGCTTTTGATAACAAAGAAGAAGCCAATAAAAACTCTAAAGATCCATCTAAACTAGATGTATCTATATTAGAAAGATTACCTCAACCAACAGGATATAGAATACTTGTAATTCCATATTATTTGTCTGAAAAGACAAAGGGAGGAATAATTATTCCTGATGCAACTAGAGATCGTGAGTCTTTTGCAACAGTTGTAGCTTACGTTGTTAAGCTAGGTGCTGATGCTTATCAAGATTCTGATAAATTCCCAAATGGAGCATACTGTTCTGAGAAGAATTGGGTGCTTATGGGTAGATATGCTGGAAATAGGTTCAAAGTGGATGGTCTTGAGCTAAGAATTATAAATGACGATAATATTATAGCAACAATACTTGACCCAGCAGATATTTCATATGTATAGTGGAGGTAATGATGAATGAAGTACAAGAAAATAAAGTAGAAGAAGTCTCTAACGAGAATGAATTTGTAGTGGAGCTTGATGAGAATCAAGAAACTGCTCCAAAAGAAACTGAATCTGAAAATAAAGAACAGACAATTGTTCGTACTGAAGAGTCTGACGAACATGAGTCTTATAGTGAGAAGGTTCAAAAAAGAATTGATGCACTAACTGCCAAAAGAAAAGCGGCAGAAGATGATGCAAACAATGCCATAACTTATGGTAAGCAGGTTGAAGAAGAGAACAAAAAACTCAGAAAGCAACTTGAAACATATACTAATGGTTACACTAATGAGTTTGACACACGAATACAATCTCAAGAAGCACAAGTCAAACAACTGTTAAAGGAGGCTTATGATGCTCAAGATGTTGAAAAAATTGCTGAAGCAAACTCTGCTCTTACTCAAGTCAATATTGAAAAAGAAAGACTTAGAGTTCTCAAGCAACAAAGAGAGCAAGAAAAAGCAACTCAAAAAAATGAGGGACAAAGCAGTCAAACGCAACAAGTAAAACAACCATCTATAGAAGATAATCCTAAAATAAAAGCATGGATTGCAAGAAACCCTTGGTATGGTAAAGATGATGAAATAGAGAAAAATTTAGCTTTAATGTTAGCTGATAAAAAGGTGTCAAATATGTATGATGCCACAGATGACAGATATTATGAAGAAATAGATAAAGAAATGGCTAAATTATTTCCATCAGATCAGAACAACAGTAATGTCCAAACTGTTGCACCTGTAAACGGCAGAGCTTCTGTCAAAACTGGACGAAAACAGAGAGTTGTTCTCAGCGAAAGTGAAAGAAGAACTGCTGATAAACTTGGTGTGCCATATGAGAAATATGCACAGCAAAAATTAAAATTGCAAAAAGGAGCATAAGATGGCTGATAGATCAAATCGAGAGTCTGCTACTCGTGAAAAACAGGAAAGAAATACTGATTGGAAGCCACCATCAACCCTTGATGCACCCGAAGCTCCTGTTGGGTATAAACACAGGTGGATCAGAGAACGTGTAATGGACTATGATGATAAATCAAATGTCTTTAAGCGAAGAAGAGAGGGATATGAATTAGTGCGTGCAGAGGAATATCCTGATTTCGAAACCCCAACAATTGATGAAGGCAAAAATGCTGGAGTAATCGGTCAAGGTGGTCTTTTGTTAGCACGAATACCAGAGGAAGTTGCTGATAGTAGGAATGAATATTTCCGTAAAAAAACTTCAAATCAAATGGCAGTTTATGATCAAGAGTTGGCAAGCCAACCTGAATCTTCTGCTGGAAGGATCTTGAAACCAGAGAGAAAATCACAAGTTCGATTTGGTGGAAAGAAAAGTGATAATTAGTATTTTTTAAGGAGACTTAAATGGCAAATCAAGATGCTGCTTTCGGATTACGTCCTTTAAAAATGATAGGTGGACAAGCCTTTCATGGTGGACAAAGCCGATATAGAATCGCTGCCAATTACGGAACTGCTATCTTCCAAGGTGACATGGTTGCACAAGTCACTGGTGGTACTGTAGAAGTACACGCTGATGGTGGTACTGTTCCAATAGTTGGAGTGTTCAATGGTTGTAGGTTTACTGACCCAACCACGAAAAAGGAAACTTTTTCAAATTTTTATCCTGCAAGCACAAATGCGTCAGACATTGAGGCTTTCATTATTGACGATCCAAATGTCATATATGAAATTCAAGGTAACGCTGCATTTCCTATTGCAGATTTATTTGGTAATTTTGACATCGTATATACAAGTTCAGGTTCTACTGTAACTGGTATTTCTGGTGCAGAATTGGATGTGGCAACAGGTGCGACCACTGCTGGTTTACCTCTGAAAGCGATTGATATTTCGCAAGATCCAGAGAACAGCGATGTAAGTTCCGATGCAACCAATGTTCAAGTTGTTATTCAAAATAGCATATTTGGACAAAAGGGTGCAGGATTAGCGTAAGGGAGATTAGAATATGGCTATATCAAGAGCGCAACTAGTTAAAGAACTAGAACCTGGTCTTAACGCTTTATTCGGCATGGAATATGATCGTTACGACAATCAGCATACTGAAATTTATGAGACAGAAACTTCAGATCGAGCTTTCGAAGAAGAGGTAATGTTAAGTGGATTTGGTAATGCACAAACTAAGTCAGAAGGTGCTGGTGTTGCCTTTGATGATGCAAACGAAGTATATACTTCACGTTATACAATGGAAACAATTTCATTGGCTTTCGCCTTAACAGAAGAAGCAATGGAAGACAACTTGTATGACCAACTCGGTAGAAGATATACAAGAGCATTAGCAAGGTCGATGTCACACACAAAGCAGGTAAAAGCTGCTGCTACTTTAAATAATGCTTTCGATTCAAGCTTTACTGGTGGTGATGGTAAAGAGCTATGTGCTACAGATCACCCACTAGGTGGTGGTGGTACATTTAGAAATGAACCATCAACTGCAGCAGACTTGAATGAAACATCATTAGAAAATGCACTAATTGACATTTCTAATTTTGTTGATGAGAGAAACATGATTGTAGCATTGAGAGGAACAAAGCTTATTATTCCTCCTGCACTTCAGTTTGTGGCTGACAGATTATTAGAGTCAACATTAAGAGTTGGTACTTCTGATAATGATCTAAACGCAATTAAAAACATGGGTATGTTACCAGAGGGTTATACTATTAACCACTTCTTAACAGATACAGATGCGTTTTTCATTAAGACAGATGCACCTAATGGCTTTAAATATTTTGAGAGAACACCATTAAGTACAAGTATGGAAGCTGATTTCGATACTGGTAACATGAGATACAAAGCTAGAGAGCGTTATGCCTTTGGTTTTTCAGATCCAAGATGTGTGTTCGGATCACCAGGCGCATAAGCGAACAATTGTTCGTTTTTTATTAAGGGGTCTTTTCAGACCCCTTTTTTTTGTATATACTTAAATTACCTTGACGAAGAATTAACTTCGACAGTAGCCGAGACAAGGAGATTAACATGGCTAATACAACCTTTTCAGGTCCAGTCCGTTCCGAGGGTGGATTTAACGTAATCAATAAAAACACAACAACTGGTGCAGTAACAGAGACTGGTTTTTCAGTTAATTCAACTGGACAACTAATATCTATGGGTACAAGAAAGATTCAAACATTTGCAATAAGTCTTGCTGATACTAACGCAGCAGACACTACATATGCAGATGATGATGTTTTAGTTGAATTAGGTGCTTTAAATACAGATCATCCAGATGCTTTAGTAACTGCAAGTAAGTTTTTTATTCATAAAGTAGTTATAGGTATTACAACTGCGGCAGCAAGTGATGCACAATCTGTAGCTAATCTACAATTAAGTGCAACATCTGGCACTGCAACTAATACTGCAATATCATCTGGAACAGAGATTGTCGGTGCAGGAGTAGCTTCTTTTAATCCAAGAATATCTGCAACAGACTCTGTAACAGAGATAGATATAGATTTAGATGCAACTGCTGGTACTTTTCATGTGTTTGAGCCAAACATAAATGCAGCCATAGCAAGTAAAAATTTATATTTATGTGCAGGTGCTGCTTGTGATACAGCTTTAACAGCTTTTCGTGCTACACTTGAAATAGAATATTCAGTTTACTAATAGGAGAGTAATATGGCAGACGCAGTTACCGCGGAAACCTTCCAAGATGGTAATCAGATCGCTGTTTTTAAATTTACTAATATCTCTGATGGAACAGGTGAAAGTGCAGTAAAAAAAATTGATGTTTCTGAATTATCCAAAAATGTTCGTGGTGAGGCTTGCACAAGAGTTACTATTGAAAAAATGTGGTGGCAGTGTAATGGAATGAAAGTTAAAATTTTATTCGATGCTTCTACAGATGACTTTTGTATTGAGCTTGGTGAAAATCAAAGTGGACATCACGATTACACATCATTTGGTGGTTTAGTAAATCCAGCTAGTTCTGGAGTAACTGGTGATATTATGTTTACAACTGTGGGACATAGTTCAGCAGATACTTACACTGTTATTATGCAGGTCAGAAAGAGCTATTAATGGCTAGGAAGCAGGATAAACAGCCTCCTAAAACTAAAAAGTATTTCCGTTCCACAAAAAGTGGAGCGGGAATGACTAAAGCTGGTGTTGCTCGTTACAGACGTGAAAATCCAGGCAGTAAGCTTAAAACTGCTGTTACAGGTAAAGTTAAAGCTGGGAGTAAAGCAGCGAAAAGAAGAAAGTCATTCTGTGCCAGATCAGCAGGTCAAATGAAGAAGTTTCCAAAAGCGGCTAAAAACCCTAATAGTCGTTTAAGGCAAGCAAGAAGAAGATGGAAGTGTTAGATGACAAGTAAAGAATTATTAAAAATGTTGGAAAAACATGAGTCAGTATGTAATGCTAGATTTGATGGTATAAACAATAAACTTAACAAATTAGATACTCGTTTATGGGGTATTTATGGAGTTATCATAGGAGTAGCAGTTCTTGAGAAGTTTTTCTAATGGTTATGGGCAGGTCACAAATGTCACGTCAAGTGTCAAAACCTCCCCAGAAAAGGAAGTGGAGTAATGCGAGGAAGAGAAAAATCAATTGCAGAAGACCTAAAGGATTTTCTGAAAAAGCACATTGTGCCGCTAAAAAAAGGAGAAGTTCTAAGAGCAAAAGGTAAACCATTAAGTGATTGCCCACAGTGCATGAAAAGAAAATATTGGTGTACCTGTTGGAAAGTATTGAAAGGAAGATATTATGCCTAAAGACGCTTGTTATCATAAAGTTAAAGCTCGTTACAGAGTTTTTCCATCAGCTTATGCTTCAGGAGCTATTGCTAAATGCCGAAAGGTAGGAGCAGCCAACTACGGAACTGGTGGCAAAAAGAAAGCTAAAAAAAAGGCAGAAGGTGGTGTAATTGAGCTAAAGAATGGTGGTTCTGTGCCAAAAAGAACTCGTAAAAGAAAAACAAAAAATCCAAACATTGCACGAGGTTGTGGTGTCGTTATGAACAATAGAAGAAAAGTAACAAAGTTTAGATAATGGCTGTTCGTAAAACAAAAGCTGGTCTCTCTCTTAAACGATGGTTTAAAGAAGATTGGAAAGATCAAAGAACTGGCAAGCCTTGTGGCAGACAAAAGGGTGAAAAACGTGGTACACCTTATTGCAGACCATCAAAAAGAATATCCAGTAAAACTCCAAAAACTGGATCAGAAATGTCAGCTTCTGAAAAAAGAAAACGTATAGCTCAAAAGAAAAGATTAGGTCAACCAGCAGGTAAGCCAAGACGAGTTCAAGCAGTAAGGCGAAGAAAGAAAAAATGAGTTTAGAACAAAAAATTTGTGATGAAATTAAATCTTGGTCTAAATATGCCTTAGAAATTCCTAATGAAAATTATAATAACTTACCCTCATGTCCTTATGCAAAAGCTGCTTGGAAAAATAATAAAGTTGGTTTTGCCCTAAAGACTACGAACAATTATGACATAGTTTATTCTTTAATAAATAAATTCCATGATTCCAAAGACTTAGTAATAGTTATTGATTTATGTTATGAAGACAATCAAATTTTTCATAACAACTTAACAAATTTAAATGAATTAATACATCAAAACAAGTTTGACCAAAGAGACATTTGGTTAATGGGATTCCATCCTGATGATGACGTTAATGAGCTTATAGATGATGGTTCATTTGACGAAGTTGTTAGTGAGGAATATTCTTTAATATTCGTACAAAGACTGAGTAAGCTTCAAGAAAGTGCAAATAAATTGAAGAAACTTGGATATTATGATAATTATTATAATAGGTACGATGTTGAAGACATTTATAAGCAACGTGAAACTTACTATAGGAGACTAAAATGGCAATGAGTCCAAGAAAAATGAATGCTATGGGTGATCAACTCAAAAAAGCTGCTAAAATGATGATGGGTGGCAAAGTAAAAAAAATGAGAGGTGGTGGCATGGCTGCGAAGAAAATGCGTGGTGGTGGCATGGCTAAAAAAATGAAGAAGGGTGGTAAAGCCTAATGGCAACTTCAAGTTCAAATAATTTTGAATTAGATGTTGCAGAGTACATTGAAGAGGCTTTTGAAAGATGTGGTTTAGAAGCTAGGACAGGTTACGATTTGCAAACAGCCAGACGTTCTATGAACATTATGTTGGCAGAGTGGGCAAATCGTGGCTTGAACCAATGGACTATTGAACAGAGAACACAATCTCTTACTTCAGGGACTGCTGAATATAGTTTAGGAACTGATATAATTGATGTTTTATCAGTAGTTGTAAGAAGATCAGGCACTGATTTTAGTATGAGTAGAATAAGTAGAGACACTTATTTAAACATTCCAACTAAATCAACAACAGGTCGAGCAACACAATATTTTTTAGATAGACAGATAACACCAAATTTAAAATTATATCCAACACCTGAGAATAGTACTGATGTTTTAGTTTATGATGCTTTAACAAGAATGCAAGATGCTGATACTCAAGTGAATACACTTGAAGTGCCTTTTAGATTTTTTCCATGTCTCACTGCTGGATTAGCTTATTACATAGCTATGAAACGTGCGCCAGATAGAATACAATTATTAAAAAGTGTATACGAAGAGGAGTTTGAAAGAGCTATAGGTGAAGACAGAGATAGATCCTCATTTAGTATTACACCAAAGTTAGATTATTATAAGGTTGGATAATGGCTTTTGCTAAAGGTAAATATGCTTATAGAATATCAGATCGTTCTGGATTCCGTTACAGAATAAGAGATATGAGAAAAGAGTGGAATGGTAGCATAGTTGGTTATGATGAATATGAAGAAAAACATCCACAACTAACTCCACCAAGAATAAGAACAGATCTTGAAGCTATTAGAGATGCAAGACCAGATGTAAAAGATGACAATAAAAAATTTATTGTTTACACTAATACTGGATTAGGAAACATAGGATCTTTATTAACAAGTTTTAGTGCAACAGCGTCTGTTGGAACAGTTACAGTGAGTACAACATGAGTTTTACCTTAACTACATTGACAGCATCAATACAAGAGTGGACACAGAATGATGAAGCAACTTTTGTAGCAGAGATACCTTTCTTCATAAAAAATGCTGAAGAGAGAATATTTAAAGTTGTTGATTTAGATTATTTTAGAAAAAATGTCACTGGAACAATGACAAGTGGCAATAAATTTTTAGAAAAACCATCTGATTATTTAGCAACTTTTTCTTTGTCTTATGTTAAAGATAGTGCAAATGTTTTTTTGCTACAAAAAGATGTTAATTATATTCAGGAGTTTACTCCAAATCCAAGCACAACTGGTAGCCCTAGATTTTATTCATCATTTGATGTTAATACATTTATAGTTGCACCAACTCCAGACTCCAGCTATGCCGTTGAATTACATTATTATTATAGACCTGCTTCGTTAACGACTGATAATTCAGGAAGCACATGGATAAGCACAAATGCACCTGATGCCTTGTTGTATGCTTCACTTGTTGAGGCATATACTTTTATGAAAGGTGAGTCAGATTTAATACAACTTTATACTGCAAGATTTACAGAAGCCATGAGTAGACTTAAAGTATATGGTGAGGGACAAGAAAATACAGATGCTTTAAGGGAGGGTCTGGTCAGAGTTCCAAAACAATAAAAGGTAGCAAAATGAAAAAAATTAAAAGCGTTGCTATTGTTGCACTCGGCAACAGTGGTTTCGAATATATAAGAAGTAGAATGCGTAGTGAGAAGTTTGATGAAGTTTGGGCTATTAACTCAATGTCTTCCATCATTTATCACGATAAGTGTTTTATGTTAGATCCACCATCAAGATTTCTTGATACACCTAATGCTGGCAAGCAAACAGATATTATGGCTGAAAGATTGCAAGTTAAATTAAACGTGCCAATTTTTTCCTGCACGTTAGATAAAAGATGTCCTGATGTGATTGAATATCCATTACAAGACGTTTTAAAAAAAGTTGGTTTTACTTATCTTAATAACACAGTGGCATATGCACTAGCATACGCAATATATATAGATGTTAAAGAGTTACATTTATATGGAATGGATTTTACACACAAAAATATATCTTTTGCTGAAGCTGGAAGAGGCTGTTGTGAGTTTTGGCTGGCTATAGCGGCAACAAAAGGTATTAAATTAAATATTGCTTATAATTCATCTTTATTAGATACAAATGTGCCAGATGATCAAAAATTTTATGGATATCACAGATTAGAAGATCCTTTAGTTTCTACTGCAACGAATGGCAGTATGTTAATTACAAGAAAATCAAAATTAGATCCACCAGATCCATTAGACTCGACACCAAATATTGTTGGTAGAGAGGATATACCTGGCGTAACTTACGAGGAGAAAAAAAATGTTTAGTGTAAATGTATCAGAGATAGGCAGTGTTAATGTTATGACTTCACAAAAAGGAGGATTAAAAAATGAACAGATTGCAGATTTAGCAGTAGATAAAATTGCAAGTATATCAGATAATGCACCTCCTCATGTAAAGCAACAAGCTAAATTATTTAGAGAACAACTCAAAGGAATAATCTATTATTATCTTATCTTGGCAAGAAAGGAAGAGCGTGCTACAATTATACAAGCTTTGAGATCAAGTGGTCAAAAGGAAACGGCTGAATATATAAGGAGACTCTAATATGGCTATAGCACAAGCAATGTGTACTGCATTTAAACAAGAGTTAATGTTAGGTACACACAATTTTGCAACTAATGGAAATGCTTTTAAATTAGCGTTATATGCAGAAGGCAGTGGAGGTAAATCTTCTACTACTGCAACATTAGGAGCTACGACTACTGCGTTTACAACAACTGGTGAAGTAGGTTCAACTGGCACTTATGCTACTGGAGGTGGTACTTTAACTAAAGTTGCACCAACAACTTCTGGAACAACTGCTTTTACAGATTTTGCAGACTTAAGTTTCACAACTGCATCAATTACTGCAATGGGTGCTTTGATATACAACGATACTAATAGTAATAAAGCAGTATGTGTTTTAGATTTTGTATCAAACAAAACATCAACATCAGGCACATTCACAATTCAGTTTCCAACTGCTGATGCAAGTAATGCGATTATAAGGATAGCCTAAATTGTCAAACACTACCTTACAAGGTTGGGGTAGAGGTGCATGGAATGATGGTGCTTGGAATGAAGAAACTCCTGTTGTAATTCGTTATGATCCACCTTCTTTACCAGAAATAAAGGCAACAGCTTCTGTTAACTCTGTAGTTGGTGTGCCAGGTATTTTTGTTAACGTATCAGGTGTTTCTGCAACCACTGCTATAAGTCAAACGGGTGCTAGTACAGTAACATATACTGTTACTGTTGTTTCTGGTAATCCATCAAATCATCCATATTACAATCAAGGATCTACTAACAAGTACGCTATTGGTGGCTCAACAGCATCAGCAGATGTTGTTTTAACTTTATATGAAGGCAATACTTATAGATTCGATCAAAGTGATGCTAGTAATGATGGACATCCATTAAGAATTTACACTGCTGCCGACAAAACTGGTGGTGAATATACAACTGGTGTAACGACAAATGGCACTGCTGGACAAGCTGGAGCTTACACAGAAATAACTGTAGCTGATGGTGCGCCAACATTATTTTATCAATGTAGCAATCATGCTCTCATGGGTGCAACTTTAAATACTCATGGTATTCCTAATGTAGAGACAACAACTGGTGCGCCAGTTTCTGCTAACACTCCAGTAAGCCTTGCAATGACAAGTGCATTTAACAATGATGATGTTGTTGTTGTTACAACAGCGGAAGTAGTTCCTTCTGATTATAATGATAGACTACCTGCTTTACAAGCATCTATAAAGGATGTTGTCACAGTACCACAAACTGTGGTATCTTTAACGGGAGTTAGTGCTACTGGTAGCACTGGAGAGGAACTAGTATATAGTTTAATAGTTCCAAATCAAACAGCTAACTGGAGAGAGGTCGCATAATGCCAAGTACATTTGTAAACAATTTAAGACTCGAAGAAATGGCTACTGGTGAACAGTCGGGTAACTGGGGTACTAAAACTAATACAAACTTAGAACTTATAGGTGAAGCATTAGGTTTTGGTACAGAGGCAATAACGACTAACGCTGATACTCATGCAAGTGTAATAGCAGATGGAGCTAGTGATGGTGGTAGTGGCAATGATGGTGTTAGAGCCATGTATGTTAAATACACTGGAACATTAGATAGTGCTTGTACAATCACAATATCACCTAATGATATTAGACGATTACATTTTATAGAAAATGGTACAAGTGGTTCACAAAACATTATCATATCTCAAGGTTCTGGAAGTAATGTAACAATAACACCTGGCACAACTAAAGCAGTTTATTTAGATGGAGGTGGGAGTTCAGCAAATGTAGTGGATGCTTTTGCACATCTAGCTGCCGTTGATCTAACAGTAGATGACGATTTAATTGTTGGAGATGATTTAACTCTTAAATCAGATAGTGCAGTGCTGGGTTTTGGATCAGATACCGATACTACATTAACACATACAGACGGAACTGGACTTACGTTAAATGGCACAAACAAACTTACATTTGGTGACGCTGCTAGTTTTATACAACAATCTGCTGATGGCACGCTAACAATAGATGGTGAAGCAATAATAGACTTAAATGCCAGTACGAGAGTTGATGTATCTGGCGATCTAAAAGTTGGCGATGATTTAAGTTTAGCTTCCGATAGTGCAGTTTTAAATTTTGGTGAAAACAATGATGTAAACTTAACTCATGTGCATAACTCAGCTTTACTATTAAATGATGCAATTAAGTTGACGTTCAGAGATAGTGCTTTATCTGTAAGCTCTAGCACAGACGGGCAACTAGATGTGGATGCAGATACAGAGGTAGAAATTACTGCACCAACAATAGACCTTACTGCATCAACTAAGGTTACAGTAAGTAACGATGTTGAGGTTACTGGTAGGTCTGTAGGTGTAACAGTTACGGCAGAAAACGATGGTAGTTTTGATTTAGCAGTAGGTAATGATTTTACTTGCACCACCAGTGGTAACACAGAGATTACATTTAGTAACGCTGCCGCTGGACAATCTGGTAACATAAAATTTGTAAATGCAAGTAATCATACAATTACTGCAAATGCACTTGTAGCTATAAATGCAGATGTGCTTACAACATTATCAACAAGTGGTACATATCATTTAGCTTATTATGTAACGGCAGCCAGTGGTAATGATACTATTCTGGTATCAGCATCGGCAGCACTAACGTAGGAACTTAATATGAGTTTAATAAAAGCAAATGGTGCAGGAGAGGTAAGTTCAGGGGTATACAAAGGTGTTGTTCAAAACTCACTTAGAATGAATGGTTCAGATGCTACTTTAAACAGAACTATAGGAAGTTCAGGGGGTGACAGACAAAAAAATGTTTGGTCATGGTGGGTAAAATTTTTTGATTTACAAGGAGATAGTGGTAATCACTATTTTTACTCAAAAGGTGATAACGGACCTTATGCTGATACTATTGTGATAGCTCTATCTAGTCATCGGATACAAATACAAGGTGTTGTAGATGATGCAACAACTCATAATGTTATTACCACAAGAAAGTTTAGAGATCCAACTGCTTGGTATCATTTTGTAGTTGCAATCGACACAACACAAGGAACTGCCGCAGATAGAATAATAGTTTATGTAAATGGCGAAAGAGAAACTGAGTATGACACTACTACTTACCCTAGTCAAAACGCTCAACTAGCAATGAACTTTTATAACACAAGTCCAGGAACTACAGTAGAAAGAATAGGTGACTATCAAGCATCACTAAACTCAGCGTACAGAATCAATGGTTGTTTAGCAGAGTTTCATTCAGTTGATGGGTTATCATTTTTTTCTGATACAAGTGGAACGGCAAACACCTCTTTTAATATAAATTCTTTTGGCGAAACAAACAAAGGTATTTGGATTCCAAAGGCTTATACTGGTTCTCATGGTAATGAGGGTTACCATTTGAAGTTTGATAATGAAAGTGTTGGAAGTGGATCATCATCAACAGTAGGTGCAGATAGCAGTGGTAATAATAATCATTGGACATCAAACAATATATTAGCATCTGACTGCAATAATTTTGATTGTCCTGAAAACAATGTATGCACAATAAACGCTGAAGATAGAAGATATGGACAAACTGCTGATGTGGTTGGTACTACTACTAATGCTAATTTATTAGCTACTACTAATGGTAGCACTAGTAACCAAACACATCATATTGGTACTCATACAATAAATGAAGTTGCATCAGAGGGTGGTGTATATTTTGAATTTAGATGTGTCACTATAGATGCAAGTAGACTTTATGTTGGTCTTCTTGCAACAAGTAGTTTCGCTAATAACTCTGCTAATGGTGCAGGAGTGGCTAGTTATCAATTTCCACGAAAAGCAATGCTTCAAGTTGCAGCAAATTATTTTGTGCATACTACAAATCAAGTTGGTGCATCAGATGATCTAACAAGTGGAAATACTGTTTTTAGTGCAGGTGATGTAGGGGGAATGGCAATTTTATCTGATGGTAAAGTTTTTATGCACAGAGAAGGAACATATCTAAAAAACGCAGCGGGTAATACTGGTAATCCTTCAACTGGTGATAATCCTATAATGACACTTGATTTGACTAATTATAAGTGGCAACCATATGCTGGTTATGCCGCATCAGCAGTGCATTTTAATTTTGGTCAAGATCCAACATTTGATGGGAATGAAACTGCACCAGGAACAGACAAAAATGATGCAAATGGCAAAGGTAAGTTTTTATTTGATGTGCCAACAAACTGTCTTGCATTATGCTCAAGCAACATGGTTGACCCAGATATAATAGAACCAAAAGACCATTTTGATGTTCTTCTTTATACTGGCACTGGTAATGATAATGAAGACATATCAGGTTTGAGTTTTCAACCAGATTGGGTTTGGAAAAAAAGTAGAACTGAAAATGTGCGTAACACATTAACAGATTCATCAAGAGGTGTAGGTAAGGATTTATTTTCAGATCTTGATGGTCAAGAATCAAATGATACAGCAGGTATAAAAGCATTTAATTCAGATGGATTTAGATTAGGAACATCTACAAATCATAATGTTCTTAATAAAACTTATGTTGCTTGGTGTTGGAAAGCAAATGGTGGCACAACCACTACGAATGATGCAAGTTCAACGAGTATTGGTAACTTAGATAGTGTAATACAAGCTAATACAACAGCAGGATTTAGTATTGTAACATACACTGGTCAAAGTGCAGCGACAACTATAGCTCATGGTTTAGGTAAAAAACCAGCTTGGATTATAATAAAACAAAGAACTGATAATAGTACAGAATGGATAGTAGGTCATCAAGGGTTGTCAGCAAATGCTTTTAATGATAATAAATTTTTAAAATTAGAAGAAAACTCTTCTGTGTTTACTAATTCAACAGTTTTTGATTCAGAGCCAACAACGACAGCAATACAACTATGTACTGATGATGCAGGGAATATTAGTACTGCTTCTAAAGATTTTGTTGCGTATTGTTTTGCTGAGATAGATGGATTTTCAAAGTTTGGTGGATATAACGCTAGAAGTGGTAGTGGAGGAGGAAGTGATGATGAAGATGGTACTTTTGTTTTTACAGGATTTAGACCAGCATGGCTTATGATTAAATATACTGGTAGTGGTGAGTGGACAATTCGTGATAGAGCAAGAGATCCAGACAATCCAACTCATAAAGTATTAAGAGCTAATTCATACGGCACTGAACAAACACCTTATAGTATAGATTTTTATGCAAATGGTTTTAAATGCAAACAATTTTCTGGATATCACGATCATCCTGCTGGGGGTGATTTTATATACATGGCATTTGCCGAACAACCTTTTAAGTATGCAAACGCAAGATAGGAGATAAATATGGTTTGGAAACACAATGGAAGAACTATACCAACTGGAAAAGCATGGGTGAGTGATACAGGCACAAAATATCCAAAGCAGTGGGGTAATCTCACAGATGCAGAGAAAAAGTCTGCTGGATTAGTTTGGGAAGATGATCCAGTTGTAGAAACTTTTGACATGAGATTTTATTTGGCAAAAGATGTAGAGAAAAAATTAACAGATGAAAATGCAGTTGATAGTGATGGTAAAGCAATTATTGACCCTACCACTGGTAAACAAGCAGTTGAGCTTGGTCTAAAATCTATCTGGATAGCAAGAACTAAAACAACAACAAATAGTTTGCTACAAAAATCTGATTGGGAAGTAACTCGTAAAGCAGAAAAAGGGACTGCAATAGCTAGTGCTACAAGCACATACAGAGACAAAATTAGAAGTGCTTGTGATACAATAGAAACAAAGATTAATAATTGCTCTAATCTCAAAGAGTTCATGGCATTGTTCGATGCACCAGTAGACAGTGATGGCAATCCAACGGGTAATGCACCTATATATGATTTTCCAGATGAGGCTTAATAATGCCTATAACGTCTTTAAAATTTAGACCAGGCATAAATAAAGAAACAACTTCTTATTCAAACAAAGGTGGTTGGAATGATTGCGATCTTGTTCGTTTTCGTTTCGGATACCCAGAAAAATTAGGTGGTTGGGAAAAATACAGTAGCTCTACTTTTTTAGGCTCTTCAAGATCACTTCATGCTTGGGCAAACCTTCAAGGCAACAGCTATCTGGGCATTGGTACAGAGATAAAATTCTACATAGAAGAATCAGAAGGTTATAACGATATAACACCACTTAGACGTAAAGTTGTAAATGATGTAGTTGTCTTTGATTTAGAGGGTGGTGTAGTTAAATCAATAGTCACTGGGAATGCAGGAACTGGATCAGTTGGTACAGCAACAGTAGATCTAGCTAGAACAGTGAGCGTAGAGTCAAATGATCCAGTAGAAGGTTTAAGAATAATAGCGACTGCATCTCTTGGCACAGTTACAGTAAGCACACCACCAGTTTCAGCTAATTTAGCTATGACTTCAGCAGTTGGAACTGTTACTGTATCAGTAAATGATTTAAGTATTAGTGTGGGTGGTTCTTAATATGGCTATAACATTTATTACATCAACATCAAGCACGAGCGTTACTGTAAATGATACTAGTCATGGTGCTATACTTGGTAGTTTTGTTACATTTAGTAATGCTAACACAGGTAATACTGCTTTAAATTCAAAACTTAATAATGAATTTGAGATACAATCTATAACAGATTCTAATAGTTACGTTATTACCATTAGTGCTAACGCTGATACTGCTTTGTCTAGTGCTGGTACTGCTGATGCAGAATATCAACTTAACGTAGGTATTAATACAGTTGTGCCTGGTGATGGTTGGGGTGCTGGAGTGTGGGGTTCTTTTGTTGGAGGTTCAGGTTGGGGTGATCCTGCTGGAGAAACTGCTGGTGGTGGTACTTTGCGTTTATGGTCGCAAGATAATTTTGGAGAAGATTTGATTTTTAATCAAAGAGATGGTTTTGTTTTTTATTGGGATAAGACTCTTGGTACAGGTACAAGAGCAAAAAATTTAATTGAATTATCAGATGCTGCACCAACAAAGTCTCGTAAAGTTATTGTATCTGAACGAGATCGTCATGTTATTTGTTTTGGTGCAAATCCAATAGGTGAAACAGTTCAAGATAGATTGCTTGTTCGTTTTAGTTCACAAGAAAATCCTTTCTTTTGGACACCAACGGCAACTAACACTGCTGGCAGTTTAAGAATAGGTTCAGGATCTGAAATTGTAACTGCTGTAAAAACAAGACGAGAGATGATTGTTTTAACAGATTCATCTGTTCATAGTATGCAATTTATAGGACCTCCATTTACTTTCGGAATAAATCAATTAGCAAGTGCTATTACAGTTAGAGGATTTAATTCTGCATTAGCCGTAGGAGATAGTGTGTTTTGGATGGGATATGACAGATTTTATGTTTATGATGGTCGTGTTCAAGTTTTACCTTGTTCTGTAAGAGATCATGTCTTTCAAGATTTCAATGAAACACAATCAGATAAAGTTTATGCAGGAATTAATTCAGCTTTTGGTGAAATTTTTTGGTTTTATCCATCTGCGACTAATTCTGGTGCTAATGGTGGCACAGATGAAAATGACAGATATGTAGTGTATAATTATGATCAAAAGATATGGTATGTAGGAAATCTTGCAAGATCTTCATGGGTAGACAGAGGTGTTTACCAATATCCAATGTCAACTGACTCTAATCTTGTATACAACCATGAAAAAGGCAATGATAATGACGGCACTGCGTTTACATCATTTATCGAATCAAGTCCGATTGACATACAAGATGGAGATCAATTTGTATTTATTAGAAGAATGATACCAGATGTAAGTTTTGATAATAGTGATACTGGTATCGGTAATGATAATAAACAAGCAGTCTTTTCGCTAAAAGCACAAAGAACTCCAAATGGTGGTTTTGTTAAAACATCAACAAACACTGTATCCCCAACAACTGAACTAAATCATTTAAGATTGCGTGGTAGATCATTTGGGTTAAGAGTAGAGAGTACAACACAAGGTGTTAACTGGAGATTAGGAACGAATAGAGTTGATATAAGACAGGATGGTGACAGATGAGCAGACAATTAGTACCACCAAATTTTTCCCTGCCACCTGATGAATATGACGTTCAATATTTTAATGAGATGGTTAGAAGTTTAAGTCAGCTTGTGACACAATTACAAAATCCAGGTGAGTTAAGAGGGACAAAAATTACTTTGACCGATTTGCCTACGAGTGATACAGGCTTAGAAGTAGGTGCTTTATTTAACGATAACGGAACTGTTAAAGTTAAGACGTAGACGTATTATAAAAAGTAAGGTAACATAGGGCTATGAGTTTAGGAAGATTATTAAAAGATATAGCACCCGTTTTAATAGGAGCTACTTTAGGACCTGGCATAGGAGCGCAATTTGGTGCTAGTCCATTTATTAGTAGAGCTGTTACTGGAGCTTTGACATCAAAATTAACTGGTGGTAAAACTAAAGATGCGCTTAGAAATGCTTTAATTGCAGGAGTTGGTGGTGCTGCTTTTGATCGTTTTGGAGGCGCAGAACAAGCTGTTCCTCAAGGTGGAGAGGGAACAATTGTTCGTAGTGGATCAACACAACCTACTCCTAGTAATCCTGATATTGCAAAAAAAATGGGTGTAAGTTCTGTGCCTACCGAGCAAGCATCACAACAAATAGCAGAAACATTTAAACCAAAAACATTTAGCGCAGAGTTATTAAAATCTGCTGGAGTTGGTGGTGACAACTTGTTTGCAAGACTATTAAACACACCATTAGGTGAGGGTTTGACAGCAGGTTTGATAGCACAATTATTATCTGGTGGTGATGAAGATGAAGACACAAGAACAGAGTTTGAAAGAAGACCTTTTGGTGCTGGAGGACCTGGTGGCAAACTTGGTGGTATTACATTTGCCAAAGAAGGTGGTGAGATGGGATTTCCAAGACGAACAGGTGGTATAGATCCATCAGAAGGTTCAGGCACAAAAGATGATGTTCCTGCCATGTTAATGGCTGGAGAGTTTGTGTTAACAAAGGATGCTGTAAAAGGTTTAGGTGATGGGGATCAACGTAAAGGAATACAAAGAGCCTATAATATGATGGATAACTTGGAGGCTAGAGCGTAATGGCAACACAAACAGTCGAAAATATACAGAGATTACCTCCATTTTTGGAGGGTTTACAGAAAAGACTACTGCAAACTGGATTTGGTACGTTTGATGGTGATACACAGACCACACCTGGTTTACTAGATTCTCCTTTAAATTTGCCAGGTTTTCAAATTGCAGGAATGGATCCGCTTCGATCTCGTGCTATTTCTTTAGGTGAAAATTTAGTTGGTTCTTTTAGACCATTTGTTCAAGGTGCAGCAGATCAAGCTTTAGCTGGACAACAAGCGTTGACTCAAGGTATGCAATTTTTACAACCTGAAGCAATTGAGAAATTTCAAAACCCATTTCAACAACAAGTCATTGATGCCACTATGGATCAACTTAACAGACAGGCTGATCTAAGAAGAGCTGGAGCTAGTGCAGCAGCAGTTAGATCTGGAGCTTTTGGTGGATCAAGAGAAGGTGTGCAAAGAGCTGAAACAGAAAGAGGCTTGCAACAAGTCAAAGGTGATACTTTATCAAGATTGCTGTCATCAGGTTTTCAATCAGCTTTACAAGCTGCACAAAATGCAGGAAGACTCTCTGGTGGTCTAGGTCAAGCTTTTGGTTCATTAGCAGGAACAACAGGTGATTTAGGCAGACTACAACAAGCATTAGGTCAAGCAGATATATCTCAACTATCACAACTCGGTGCATTGAGACAAGGACAACAACAAGCACAACTAGATGCACAACGTCAGAATTTAATGCAACAGGCACAAGAACCATTCACAAGGTTGCAATTAGGACAAAACTTACTTCAAGGTATGCCAAGTGCTTCAATACCTTCTACGTTCCAACAGGCAACAACACCTGGTGCTAATCCATTCTTACAAGGTGTTGGTGCTTATACTACATTGTCAAATATAGCACCTTTTGGTGGTCAATCAAAATAGGGTAGTTACATGGCAAAAACACCAACATTAACTTCTGGATTAACTGTAAGCTCACCTGGCGTTTCATCTACTCCTACAAGTCAAATGGGTTTGTTAGGTTCTTTACTTGAAAGAATAGGAGTTAAACCTTTAGCTCAACAATTAGCAGAAGAACAAGCTCAAAAAAATAGAGCTATATTGAGTCAAGATTTAGATACACAAAAAGGACAGACTCAATTATCACAACTTGGATTAGGACCTATTTCTTTTTCTGATGATGTACAAAATTTTATTAATCAAGATGCAATTAACAAACAAAGAATTGCAGAAAAAGAAAAAGAATTAGCATCTAAAAGTTTAAGCAATGTTGAAGGAGCATCTACTGTTGACTCTGCACAATTGGGTGATAAATCTGCTGGTATTGACCAAGATGTATCTGGTTTAGGAGCTGACAAGAAAACAGAATTAGATGATCAATTTGAAATAGCAGCAGGTTCTGATGCAGACATAGACTATAGTGATGTTGGTGAACCTGGCTCATTAGCTCCAGAAGAGGAAGCAACTCCTGAAACAACTTTAGCTAAAGAACAAAAAGCATTACAAAATTTATTTACTGAAACTATGGCAGAAACAGAAGAATTATATAGTGATGAAATAACAAAAGCTCAACCTAAAAGTATTGAAGAGTATAAAGCAGATTTTCAAAAAGCAACTGGTATAGATATAACAGGAGAGCCTGATAACAAATCAGCTCTTATGGCTCTTGGATTAAAACTAATGCAAAACAGAGCTGGTAAGGGCTTCGATTTATCTAAAATACTTACAGAAGTTGGTAGAGCAGGAGAAGAAACATTACCTGCTTTTGAGAGAGCAAAAGACAAAGCAAGAGCTGGTCAATTAGCCGCTGGTAAGTTTGCACTAGGACAGAAGATGGCTGATACAAAAGCATTAGCTGCTCTGAACAAAGAAAAAAGATTAGCTTTACTAAGTCTTGGCAAAGAGTTTAGAGGTAAAGCTGAAGCTAGGAGACTAGCAGCCGCCAAACATCTAAATGCTGTTGAATTAAAAGAATTAGAGTTTACTGAAAAGAAATTACTTGAGTATCAAAAAGGAAAAGCAAAACTGTCTGAGATAACAAAGAACCAAGGATTTGCACCTATTGATGGACAGTCAGGTCTAAAAATTCAAAAGGCTTTAAGAAAAGATGCAAGTGTAGGTAATCCTCTTGTTTACACACAAGCACCTGATGACATTAGAAGATTTAAAGATGCTTATGGCAATATTACAAGAGCAAGAAATACATTAAGTAGTATTAGTGGATTAGTTCAAGATTTAGGTTCTGATACTGGATCTCCATTAGTTGATCAAGTTTTTACTAAAGTAAAAAACATCGGTGTTGCTATTGGATTAGATCCTAAAAAATTATTTAAAGATCTTGTTACAGTAGATAAAAATGGAGAGGCACAGCTTGTAAAAGGTGTTGGGAGAGATAGATTAATTTCAATTCTAAATAGGACTTTAATTAATGAGTATAAAAGATTTTTAACACAAGAAACAGGTAATGGTATATCTAATAAAGACGTTGACCTTTTAAGAGAGTCGTTAGGAGAAGTAGATTTATTTGCAAATCCTCAAGAGTCATTACAAAGAATAAACGAAATTGATCAGATATTTGCTAAGACACAAGATCAGATAACAAATACACTTACAGGTTTTAAGGATAGAAATAGTTATTTAACTGACGATCAGTTTGAGAGGGCGCAGAGAGAACTTAAAGCAGGAACTGTTGAACAGTTTGGTAAGTCAGGACCTAAGTTTAACGTATCAACTGCTGATGATGGAACATTAACTTATACTTTGGTTAAATAATGGCAAAGATAAAAATAAATTTACCTAATGAAAGCTTTAATTTTGAGATTGAAGGTAATGAGCCTACCGAAGAAGAACAGGTTGCTATTAATCAGATAGTGCAACAGAAACTTGCTGAATCAAAAAAAGCTGAAGAAGTAGCAGCACAAACAACTGAGCCATCACCAGAAAAAAACAAACAATTGTTCGATGTCGAAACAGGAATTAAGAACAATGCACTGAGAGCTGCACTCGGAGTAGCTGAAACAAAAGAAGAAGAAGAGGCTATATTAAGAAAGTTTGATTTGTCAGATGATGATTTTACTAGAGACAACAGAGGTAGATTAGCTCTAACTCCAACTGGAGCTTCAAAATTTGGACAAGAGACAGATAAAAATATACTCATAGATGAAGAAGGATTCAGTCGTTACGATTTCTCAGATTTATCTGGTATAGCACCAGAACTAATAACTGGTATAGGTGGAGCAATAGCAGGTCAACTGTTGATACCAATACCTGTTCTTGGTGCAGCCATTGGTGCTGGAGTAGGAGCTGGTAGTGGACAAGCTATTGAAGAAGGTGTTGAAGCTTTAGCTGGTGTATCAAAACAATCAGGAGAAGAGATAGCTAAAGACATAGGTAGAGAATTTGCTTACGGATTTGTAGGTGAAGGATTGCTTGGTGGAGCAGTAGCAGCTTTTAGATTTGCACGAAGAGGAGTTACACCTGGCAAGGGATTAACTTCTAAAGAAGCAACCACAGCAGGACAATCTATATCAGAACCTATTGATGAAGCTGGTAATATAATTAAGCCAAAAGATTTTGCAAAATTATCTGCTGATGAACAAATAGCTGCCACAAGTCGCGTTGTGACAAAGCCAGACGGAACAGTTGTTCGTGGTGGATTTGGTGTAAGACCAACTCTATCAGCAATAAAAGCACCATCACTTGTAGCTAGAATACAAGCGATTGGTGAAAAAATATTTAAAACATCTGATCGATTGAAAAACAACAATGATCAAATTAAAACATTACTTGATGCTTATAAACAAAAGTATGGTGTTACAGATGACGTTATTGATGCAGATGTAGGACAAATACTTAAAGATGGCATGGTTGAAAACAATACTAAACTTTTAAATGTAGAAGAACAATTATCAGGTGCAGTCGTTAAACATTTAGAAGATTCTGTAAATGCTTTTAAACAAGCTGGAGTTAGAAATTCAAATGTTGAGAGTGATTTATTTGAAATTATTAGAGACGCATCTATCAATTTTGATGAAATGATTTCAGGTAAATTTGCTGCAGTTGATAAAGTGTTAAGAAATTCAAGTTTAGGTGGTGATGCTTTTATAACTACTGGTAGATTTAAAGACACAATTAAAAGACTTAAAAGAGACTATGGATCTTCAATAGCCGCTGGCACAAAAGACGGAAAAAGTATATCACAAATTATCGCAGCCGTAGAAAATGTTGGAGGAGCGGCGTTCAACAAAAAAGCTTCTTTTAATCAGATATACAATTTAAGAAAAACATTAAGTGATATAAGAATGGAATTACCACCTACTTCAAAAACAGTTCGTGGAGAACTTGTTACAAAAGATGGTGATGGATTACTTGATCAAGTTGACAAAATTTTTAAAGAAATGGGTGATGAAAATAGTGCAACATTTAGAGAGATAATAGCAAGAGAATCATTATCTCCTGCTGACGCTCAAAAATTTAAAAATGCTGGAAAAGCAATAAAAAATGCACAAACAAAATTTTTCTTAGGAAGAAAACTTATTGAAGATTTAAATGCTTCAAAAACAATTAAAAATTTAGAAAAATATAAAAGACAACCTGGCGACATTGTTGATGAAATACCACAAAATATTGATATTTATGAGAATGTCGTAAAAAATAATAATCCTGAATTTATTCAACAAGCTAGAAAATTTATCACAGAATATGGTGGTGGAGCGCAATTAGCTGATGAATTTGTCGCAAGAGCCGCCAATCATACATTAGAAGAAGCTCTTAAAAAATCTGGAATAAGTAATTTTACAAATGTTAAAAACTTTAATTCTGAGAAATTTGCACAATCAATTAAAAATTTAGGAACGACTGCTAAAGAATTGTTCGGAGCAGAAACAGATCAGATACTTAAACTAGCAGATGAAATAGGATCTGTGAAAATTACAGGTTTGGAATCTCCACAAGTTCTTAGACAGTTTAGAAATATCAAAGGTGATACAACATCGAATGCTTTACTCGTTAGAAAGTTAGAAGCATTAGCAACCACACAAAAAAGATTAGCCGCTAATCAAAAAAATGTAGTTCTTAGAAAGTTGGCTGATGATACTGGTGATTTAGATCCAGTTGAGGCAGCTCGTTTTCTTGTGCAAAAAACAACTAAAAACTCACAGATAAAACCAGTAATAGAGTATTTTAAGAAACAAGGTCAAAATGGTGAGCAAGCCTTAAACAAAATAAGGAGCTATTACATTAACAGTATTATAGATGATTTTGGTGAATCTATAATGACTGATGGCAAATCTCTAAATGCTTTTGCTGACAGACTACTAGCGGCTTCCAAAGACAATAAACTTGTTACAGTTTTTGGTAAAGAAGTTGGTAACAATATGAAAAACTTTGGTAGGATACTTAAATTTAATGCCAGAACTGCTGAAGGTGGTGATCTCGTTGCCGCTAATATAGCTGCTTCTCCATTCCAAAACGTAGGTAAACTTGTGAAATTTAGTATTTTAGGTAACAGGCTTTTATCTAATGGATATTATGATGACATACTAAAACAATATAATGGTGTTGTTTTAGATCAATTTAAAAAACCTGCTGAAAGAGCAAGAGAATATGGATCTATTATAGGTAAAGCTCTTAGCATTGGAATAGGACAAACAATGCAAGAAACTATTGATAATGCAGAGAGTCAAGCTCAAGCATTTCTTGAGAGTCAAGGTTTAAATGTTAAGTTGCCAGACATAAAGGCTGAAGATTTAAAGACTGGCAATCTATCTACATTCTTACAACCAACTAGACCTAATGTACCTTTGAGTCAATTAAAGATACCAGAACCAGTATCTGGCACAACATTAGGAAACATAGATGTTACGAATCCAGCTAATGCCTTTTCATTAGGATTAAACCCTACTGATATAGCCATAGCACAGAGAAGAAGAGGAACACAATGAACGTAGAACAGCTAAGAGACACCCTCAAAGTTGATGAGGGCTGTGTCAATTCTATTTATTTAGACCACCTTAACCTACCCACGCTAGGAATTGGTCACCTTATAAACGAGTGGGATGAAGAGTATGGTAAGCCAGTTGGAACACCAGTATCAGAAGAGAGAGTCAACGAATTGTTTGATAAAGACATCCAGATTACGATTGATGAGTGCGAACAATTATTCGGTAACTTTCAAGATTTACCAGAAGAGGCACAGCAGATTCTGGCAAACATGATGTTTAATCTTGGTAGACCACGCCTATCTAAATTTAGAAAGCTATGTAAAGCTGTGGCTGAAAGAAACTGGAAAGAATGTGCAATTCAAATGGAAGACTCGAAGTGGCACAAGCAGGTAACCAAACGCGCTGATCGTCTAATCTCTCGTATGAATGCTATTGATAGCACCTAATCCTAAACTTGTTACCTTAGTTTTATATTTATTATATTCTTCTTTATCAAACTCTTGATCAATCATAAGACTTAATTGTTGCCTAATGTTTCGTCTTTGATGCTCACATATCTTAATTAATTTATCATAACTTTTGCGATCTAAGCCAACAGACTTGAATTTTGAAATATCTGTCATTATACTACCTCCATGACCCATACATACCCATTTATACCCAAAAAGACTAGAAGAAGCAACAATAAGTATTTTGCAAAAAAAACCATTGCTATGGGATTAAAGTTTGATTCTAGGTGGGAAGCAGAGAGATGGGGACAACTAAAAGCTATGGAAAGAGCTGGTGTTGTTACAGAGTTAGAGCGTCAAATTAAATATGAATTATCTATTAATGATGTAAAAATTTGTGATTACATAGCCGACTTTAGATACTTACAACAAGAAGAAGATGGTTTCTCAAGATTGGTTGTAGAGGACGCAAAAGGTGTGTTGACACCTGAGTTTAAGCTAAAAAAAAAGATGATGAAAGCCATACATAATATAGACATTCATCTATCATACAAAAAAAAATGATAGTTTAGCTATTGACATTGTTGTAATCATCGCTATATTTAACCTTGCAAGTAGAAATTTTAACGAAAGTGAGGTTAGTATGGAACAGAATTTCTATGACATGAGTGATCACGAACTTTTACAGGCAAAGATGTCTATAAAACGTGAGATTGATCAATATAAAAAGAAAATGGAAGAGCTTAACGGCTATCTTACCGATAGATACTTTAGTATTGCTCGTGAAGATTTGCAGAGACAAGGCAAAGATTTCGGTACGACTACTGTATTTTCTGATCAAGAAGATAAAGTTAAGGTCTCCATAGCAAAAAAAGTAACATGGGATCAACAAGCATTAAGAGATGCTTTCGATAGTATGGATGCTGATGATGCTAGACACTATGCAAAAGTCACATACTCTGTTGACGAGAGGAAATATACAAATGCTCCTCCAGCTATAGTAGAAAAGCTTCAACCAGCTAGAACTGTCGAGCAAGGCACTATTAATGTTGATCTTGTACAACAAGAGGAGGCTTAATTGGCTTTACAAATAATAACTGCCGAACAACGTATGGCAGAAAAAAGAGGTCATAAGATGGTCATCTGTGGTCAAAGTGGTGTGGGCAAGACAACTCTTGCCCGAACCCTTGATCCTGATAAAACATTGTTCATTGACCTTGAGGCAGGTGACACTGCTATTAAGGATTTTCCAATTGATGTAATTAGACCAAATACATGGCAAGAATGTCGTGATTTTGTTTGTTACATTGGTGGTGTTAATCCGTCACTGTCAAGAGAGCCTTATGATCATATTCATTATGAAAGAGTCATGCAGGAACATGGTGATGAATTTCACAAAAAACTTGGCAAGTATGATACTATTTTTGTTGATAGTATTACAGTTGCAGGACGTTTGTGTTTTCAATACTGTATGTCACATCCCGATAATATTATAGAAAGATCAGGTAAAGTAGATACTCGTTCTGCCTATGGTATGCACGGAAGAGAAATGATGGCATGGCTTACTCATTTACAACACATTAGAGATAAGAATGTTATTTTAGTTGGCATTCTTGACTCTAAGGTAGATGACTATGGTCGAACTAACTATGAGTTACAAATAGAGGGTTCTAAAACTGCACGAGAACTGCCTGGTATTGTTGATGAAGTAATTACAATGACAGTTATGGGTGGTGGAGATGGTGTGCAACCATATAGAGCTTTTGTTTGTCAAACTCTTAACGAGTGGGGATACCCAGCTAAAGATAGATCAGGAAAGCTTGATGTTGTTGAAGAACCACATCTTGGTAAACTTATAAACAAGCTTAACGGATCTGCACAGAAAAAGGATTTAACATTTGTTGATCCACAATCACAACCAACAGAGAGAGGAGAAGTCCAGTGATTGATTTAAATAATGTCGGTGATATGTCACCATCAGGTGATTTCGAGTTAATCCCTGAGAATACGATTGCAAGAGCAATAATTACAATTAAACCTAATGCAGTTACAATGCCTGAATTTAGTAATGCTCCTATATTTAAGGCATCACAGACTACATCAGCTAAGTGGCTTGAAGTTGAGTACACCATTATTGGTGGTCAATTTGATAAACGTAAGTTTTGGCAAAATCACTTTTTTGATGGTGATGCTAAAGACGATAGTGGTGTATCTAAGTCCAAGAAGATTGGATTGCAGTGGTTGAAAGCAGTTGTTGAAAGTCATAATAATATTTCAGCAATGGATGCTTCACCTGAAGCTCAAGCAGTTAGGCAAATAGATATGCAAAAAGGTGGAGTTGCATCCATTAATGGCATGAACGTATGTGTGAAGATCGGTATTGAGAAATCAAATGATCCACAGTATTCTGATAAGAATAGATGTAAGGTCATATTGACTCAAGGCATGGAAGGATACATACCAAGTGGATCTGCACCAGCTAACACACCATCACCTGCACCTACCAATAATGGTAATGCAGTACCTGATTGGGCTAGGTAATGATGGCAGGCATAGCAAGGGCTAACTGACCTTAGTCTACTTGCAAGTCGCTTGGGTAGTGCGATGCCCTAAAACTACCCACCATTTATAGCCAATGAGGGACAGATGATGAAAATAGTTAGCCAAGTAAAAAATGCTTATGGTATTCGGAACGGAGTTAAAACAAAATTAGATGGTTATATTATAAAAGATGATTATCCTAACGAATTAGTACAAGAACAAATTAAACTTAATCATTTAGCTTCACAGTTTAGAGACTTAGCAAATAAGTTAGAAAACTATACCAATTTTAATAAAGATTTAAAAAGCTTTATAACTAAGCACTCATTAGAAATGAACTTAACACAAGAAGAATCAAAGAAAGATGCTGATGAAAGATTTAAAAACAAAGCTAGTAATAGATTAAATGCCAGACGTAAAGCTGAAAAAAGATTGCAAATAAGTGCTTATAAAAAAGAAGTGGGTTGTAAGGTTTGTGGATATAATGAAAATCCTGATATTTTACATTTTCATCATAGAGATCCGAATGAAAAAATCACTAATGTTTCTAGAATGGTTGGAAAAAATCATTCAATGGAGAGAATAAAAAAAGAAATAGATAAATGTGATTTGCTTTGTATATCTTGTCATCACAAACATCATGGAATACAAAATGATTCTTAGACCATATCAAGAAATAGCAGTACAAGATGCTTCTAATGCACTAGACAAGCATAAGAATACCATTGTTGTAGCACCAACAGGTGCTGGTAAAACAATTATGCTATCTGCATTGATCGGCAA